CCCCTATTTGGGAACATCTGACACAGGGCGGGTGCTTGATAGCATTTCGCCCTGTCCTGTTAACAGCCATTCGGAGGACACCCCGTAGGCCGTAACGAGGTAACACAGCCACGCGGGCTGAAAGATGTCGCGGCTGTGGTCCTTTTCGAGTGATATAAGGTTCCAACGGTTTATGCCGAACCGCTCTGTAAATGTCTTCTTGCCTTTGATAATTCCGAGGTCTTTCAAACGGTATAGAGCCTCGAAAAAGCGGCCTACGATTTTTTGGCTGTCCTCTGTCTGCATAACTCCTTTGATTTGGCCTGTGCGGCGTTAAATATCGCTTCCTGTTCCTCTCTGCGCTCTTTTAGCTGTCTGTCCCAAGCGGCTATTCGTGCGGGGTTGAAAACAGGCACACGCGAGTCTGCGACGGCCTCCTCAAATTCCCGTAGCTCGTCGGGACACATAAACGGTATGAACCGCTCCAAGTCGAGTATCGACTGAACCTGTGCGAAAGCCTCGCGTTGGAGGCTGAACAGCTTACCCATTTCGAGCATTTCACCCTGTCCGAGCAACAGCCAGCGGGCGTTGATTTCGGGCAGCTTTTCCAACAGTGTTTTCACGGGCGTTATGCCGAAATTCTCGCCTTTCAATAGTTTGGTAAGATACTGCGGCGTCCACCCCATAGCGGCGGCAAAATCATTCTGTCGCCCGCCTGTCTTATATTTGATGATCTCCTGTAACCTGTTATTCATATCGGACGGTATAATTAAGGGTTATCCCTGCGGGCTTGCCTGTCATATCAAGATAGAGCGTGTCGCCGACGGTGCGTCCGTCAACAGCCCACACGAAATAATATTTGGCCGTTTCGCCTAACAGCGTGAGCGGCTCTGAAACCTCACTCGGCGCGAGCATAATGCCGCCCCTGTAAATTAGCGAGTGTTCGCTGACCCCATTCGTGATAGTGAAATATCGCTCGACGGGTTCATTGGCCGTAGGGTCGTCGGGTTCGTCCGACGTGGCCGAGGAACAGGCGGCGCATAACAGGGCTATACAGCCGACCGCCCACATTTTCCTTATCGCTTTCATATTCATATCAGTATTTCGGTATTTTAATCTGCCTGTCGCCGAAGCCGACTAACCGACAGCGGCAGAGGTGGCATTGCCGTCCCTCGGGGCAAGAGTTTTTTTGATTAGAGCCGTCTGCTCCTGTAACAACCCTATCAAGTCGTCTATCTGTCTGTCGCGGGCTGACAGGCCGTTTGCCTGTGCTTTTATAACAGCCCAAACGTCGGCGGGGATTGTAACGTCTGTTAGCCCGTTTGGGTTATCGGAATTGAGCAAATTTCCCTCCCCCGTCATTATCCAAACTTCGTTTATATTCGGGTCGAGGCTACATAGTTTTTTCACGAACTTTTCGGACAGGGGCACCTTGCCGTTCACTAACTGAGAGAACGATGATTTGGTGTACCCCATTAAGTTAGCCAAGGCGCGCTCGTTCTCGGCTACCTCTTGGAATATCAGCCAATTTATGGCTTTCCTTATTCTCTGCGTTTGCTCCATACAAGAAGTTAAATTTTGTTAAAATATAACCGTAGTTCCGATTTTGTTGGCACGAAATGAAAACTTTGTTTATATTTGCACCGTGTTACGGTACAATAACCGCACAAAGTTACGAAAAAAGAAATAAAATCGGAAATTTAACTGAAAATATTATATGACTAAGATTTTCAAGACTGACTGCCAGCTTGAACGCGAAAAGCGCGACAGGGCGATATACGACGAGTATAACGCCCTCACAGCGATAGAGGGGCAGAGCCGTACCCGTGTAAACGAGTATCTGATGAAGAAATACGGTATCCACAGCGTGGGTACAATTTATCAAATTCGCGCCCGTGTTGAGCGGGCTATCAAAGGAGAGGAGGTAGCGATATGAAAGCACCGCACAAGTATGTTCAATGGGCTATCGTTTCAGCCCTGTTCGGGGTCGGGTTCCTCGCGTTTATGATTATCGCGGGCGACGATGATCCCGCGAATCCCCTGCCGCTCGGCAAATGGTTCCTCATTAAGGCGGTTGCCGCCGCCGTAGCCTACGCCTGTTATCGCGTCGGGCGGTTCCTGTATAGCCTCGGACTGCTCCCCGTGATGGATATAGATTTGACCGAGGAGGAAGACCTATGAACGAGCAGCCCACATTACAGGCGTTGAGCGACAAGCTCGACGAGATACACAGCCTCGCGGCCATAGCGGCCAAGACGATACTCGACCTCACGGAGGCGGCTCTATTTACAGGCTTCTCCGAGGGACACCTGTATCGGCTGACGAGCCGCAAGCAAATCCCTCACTACAAAAAGAACCGCAAGCTCTATTTCCGCAAGAGCGAGCTTGAAGACTGGCTCACACAGGAGGCCGTGCCGACCGAGGCCGAAATCAGCTCCCGCGCCGCAACCTATATCGCAACCCGATAACACCGAACCGATATGAATAGCAACTATATGACACCCGCCCAAATCGACGCTTGGATAGCCCCGCGTTACGGGCAACTCAAACAGCGAGTAATGATGACCTGCTATTATGACGAGGACGTGTTTCAAGACACCTACCTATCATTCCGCGAAACAGGCACACAGGCGCGTGATTTAGAGGCCGCATTTATAAGACTATATCGCGCCCTGTTATCACAGGACTACGGGCGTGAAATGCGCTATACGCACCCCGACCCGCTCTTCTTCGCTTTCCTCCATGAGGACGAGGAACAGGCCGAACCCGCCGCCGAGGTTATCGCCGTAGATAGCGCGAGGGTCGATAACGCTTGCCGCGCCCTGTTGAACGGCGAAGATTACACCCTGTTCAGCCTCCGATATAAGGTCGGCCTCGCGCTCCGTGAAATCGCGGCGTACACAGGCCGAAGCACCCGCACAATAATGCAGAAGCTCTACAGCATAATGACGCTTTTACGGGCGTATTTCTGCCCCGCCACAGCGGCCATAGCTGTATAACATAACTCCCAACCGAATAACAGCAATGAAACTCTTAACCAAGACAGGCGCGATAGCCTACGACACCCTCGAAGCGATGAACAATGCCATAGCCTCGCTCAAAGACAAATGCGGGGTATTCTACTTCGACGACATCTGTTTCGAGCCGCTCGATTTTGACTATGTAGCCGAAGCGACCCTCGTTTATAGCGAGAACGCGGTCAACTACTATCAGCCCATGAGGCACTTTAATTTCGAGCTGACATCAGCCGCCGACGCTTTTATGGCCGCGCTGAAAGTTATGCTCCCCGACTATACGGACGAACAGGTAACAGCCCTTGCAGCCCGCCTCAAACGACAATTTTAACCCCCCAAATAACAGCACAATGAATTTAGAGATTTTCGACAAGAGCTGGCTCCCGCCGACGGCAGCGCGGGGCTATCGCTCAATCAGCGTGAACAGGCGCAACGCCCGTGTGACGCTATCAGCTATCCTCGTACAGGAGATGGATATTAAGCCCGATATGAGCCTGTTCCTCGCCCGTAACACCGAGGCCAAATGCGAATGGTACATCCGCTTCGACAACAGCAACGACGGCCTGTGTGTCCGCTCCCACAAAGGCGGGGGATATGCCAAGGGCGTAGTCTCACTCGGCATAACCTCGCGGGGCATAACCACAAAGCTGCTCGAAAGCTGCAAGGCCGAGCGCGGCCTATCCCTGCTCGTAGCCAAGACCTCGACAAAAATCAACGGCCAAGAGTGGTATCAGCTGATAACCTCCAAGCCCCTCAGAGTAAACTAACAACAGGCAACGCCCGAAGCCGTAAGAGGGCAATAAACACAATATCCGAAATGGAAACAGACATCATCCAAATTCAACAGGCCGAAATGCTCCAAGCTATTAACCGCTCGGAGATAGACATCCAAATCGCCACCGCCAAGGCCTACCCCCGCGACATCACGCGCAGCCTCGACCGCATTAAGGCTATCGCCACGCGCGACATCGAAACCGCCGAGGATTGTTTCTATGCCCTCCGACGCGGGCGCGGCAACGACGCTCAGCTGATTGAGGGCGTGAGCGTGCGCCTCGCAGAGATCATCGCGGGAGCGTGGGGCAACCTCCGCGTCGCAACCCGTATCATCGGCAACGACGGCAAGACAATCACGGCACAGGCTGTATGCCACGACCTCGAAACCAACCTCGCCGTCAGCCTCGAAGTGAAACGCCGTATCACGGGCAAGGACGGCAAGACATACAGCGAGGATATGCAGGTAATGACGGGCAACGCCGCCTCCGCTATCGCTTTCCGCAACGCTGTGTTGAAGATTGTTCCGCCCGCCGTGACGAAGAAAGTAATCAACGATATCAAACAGGTAGCCATGGGACAGGGGCTGACCCGCGAAACGCAAATGCAGCGCATGACCGACTACTTCGCCAAACTCGGCGTAACCCAAAAGGAGCTGCTCGGCTATCTCGGCGTAAAGAACATCGTCGAGGTAACGGACGACATGGTGTTCGAGCTGCGCGGCCTTGCCAACGCCATAAAGGAGGGCACAACGACCGTACAGGAAACGTTCAGAGCCACCAACGCCGAGAGCGAAAAGATAGCCGCAGCCGCCCGCAAAAAGGCCGAGGACAGCAAGAAAAAAGTGGAAGCCGCTATGGCCGCAGCACAGGGAACGGCACAGGCCGCCCCCGCGCCCGCCAAGGCCGAAGCGATAGACCCCGAAACGGGCGAGGTCATAGAGGTAACCGAACAGGGCTGATTCAAGCCCGTACAACGCCGCAAACGGTTCGAGGGGTGTAACACTACCCTGCGTCCCTCGAACCCCCGTAAAACTAAAATCAACTTCAAATAACTATACGCGAAATGGAAACGACATCCGAAAACATCATCAAGGCGTACAACATCGCCCGTGAGACAGGCGCGGACAGCACCTGTAAAGTACTCGAAGCCCTCTATCCCGAAGTGGACTTCAACCCGAAAGACAACCGCCCTGTAACGGAGCGCATAAAGACATTCGACGACGCTTACGAAGCTCTCGGAGAGGACCACATCTTGGTAAGAATGTTCCACGACATCTACGACAAGAGCGAGGTGGCGGGGGCAACCGCCAACGAAGACGTGGTAGCCTACCTCAAGCTCCGTATCATCACAGCCGCACTCAACGAGGGCTGGGAGCCTCAATTCACGGAGGACGAATGGAGATACTACCCGTGGTTCTACCTCTACACACAGGAGGAACTCGACGAACAGAGCGACGAGTGGAAACAGGCGCACAATGTTATCCCCCTCCACGGTGTCCTGTTCAGCGGTGACGCGGTTAACGGTGCGAGTGCGGGCTTCGCCTCTGCGTACGCGTCTGACGCCCCCTCGTCTGCGAGTGCGCACGTCGGCTCTCGCCTTTGCTTCCAGAGCCGCGAACTCGCCGTGTATGCGGGCAACCAATTCGCCGACATCTATATGCGATTCCACCTTATCAGCAAATAAGTATCAACCCCCATAAAACAGCAGAAAAATGAGCAACACAATCATCCGACCCGCGACCCGTGAAGAATGGCTCGAAGCCCGCAAAAGCGGCATAGGAAGCTCCGAGGTCGCCACAATCGTAGGGCTCAACCCGTGGGAAACCCCCTATCAGCTATGGCGGCGCAAGCGCGGCCTCGACGCTCCCAAGCCCGAAAACTTCGCTATGAAAGCGGGACACTACCTCGAAGACGCTGTCAGCCGTTTTTGGGCTGACGAAACAGGCCGACAGGTTATCAAGCGCAGCGCGGGCGATTGGATCATCCGCGACAACGACCGCCCCTACCTCCAAGTAAGCCCCGACCGCACCTATTGGCTCGGCGAGAGCCGCTCACAGGGCGACAAAGGCATACTCGAATGCAAGACAACCCAAATGGCCGTAGATGCCAACGACATCCCCAAGCACTGGTTCTGCCAAGTTCAGTATCAGCTCGGCGTAGCGGGCTATGAACACGGAAGCCTCGCGTGGCTCTGTTCGGGCAGGGAGTTCGGCTATACCGACATCGCACACGTTCCCGACTTCTATGCGTGGCTGATTGAGGAGGTTGACCGTTTTTGGGTTGACAACATCCTCGGCGGGCAGGAACCCGACGCCGTGAACGTGGCCGACGTTCTGCTGAAATACAACCGCCACACGGACGGGCGCAGCATAGAGGTATCGGACGAGATATACGAGGCCTACAAAAGCCTCAAAGACGTGTGCTCGGAAATCGACGCGCTCGACGCTCGCAAGGAGGAACTCAAAGCCCGTATCAAGCTCGCATTTGCCGACGCTGAGGCCATAACCTACGACGGGCAGACGATAGCCACATGGAAAGCTCCGAAGCCCTCCAAGAAGTTCGACGCAAAGGCGTTTCAAGCCGCGCACCCCGACGAGGCCGAGGAATATATAATAACGACACAGGGGGCGCGTCGCTTCCTGTTAAAATAAGCCACACAGCCGATGCACCTTATCAGTAACACAGACCGCGACTATATCATCAAGTATCTCGGAATGATGATAGCCCACACCCCGCAAACAGGCCTACGGGCTGTAAATGCCGTGAGGCTCGCCAAGCAGTTAGTGAGCAAGCTCGAAGCGAAACAGCCGCTTCCCGCCGAGGCTACGGAGGCTCTAAAAAATTTGCCCCGATAGTGTTTACAGGGCAAGCAGTTTAACCGAAATGACGACCACAGATAATAACACAATATGCCCCCGCCCAAGGAGGGGAACGCCGAAAGGCCTCCCGTCGCGGCTGTTATGCGAGGTTACTCCCTCGGGCGCGGGCTTACTTAACTCACAGATGATAACACTCCGTGAAAACCAAGCCGAGCCGATAGACAAAGCGATACAGTTCTTTCGCGACCCCAAGCCGAAGCCGAGCCTCATAGTTCTGCCTACGGCGTGGGGCAAATCTATCCTTACGGCCTACGTCGCCAAGAACTGCGGCGACAAACTGATAGTGTTGCAGCCCTCCAAGGAGCTGCTCGAACAGAACTATACGAAGTACTGCGACCTATGCGGTATTTTCGGCGTGAATGCAGGCATTTACAGCGCGTCTTTCGGCCGCAAGGACATCGCTCCTATCACTTACGCCACAATAGGCTCAATTAAGAATTTGGGCGCGAAATTTAGGGAACTCGGATTTACCAAGGTTCTGATAGACGAGGCGCACCTGTACCCCCGCGAGGCCGACTCAATGTTAGGGCGGTTCCTCAAAGACAGCGGCATAACCCACGTCCTCGGCATAACGGCCACACCTGTTAAGCTGCAAACGAACCGCGACCGCGACGGCTCGACATACTCAAAGCTCGTTATGCTGACATCGCGCTCGAAGAAGGGCAACTTCTTCAAAGAGATAATCCACGTCGGACAGGTACAGGAGATGGTGCGGCTCCGCTATTGGTCGCCCCTGTTGTATGAGACAGCCGCATTTGACGGCTCCAAGCTCGTGTTCAACACCTCCAAAAGCGAATACACCGAGGACAGCGTACAGGCAGCGTATAACGCCAACGGCGGCTCACTGGCTATGCTCGAACAGCTCGACAGGCTCTCGGACAGACAGCACATCCTCGCTTTCGTTCCCTCGGTTGAGGACGCTATACGCCTCGCCCGACAATACCCTAACAGCGCGGCCATATACGGCGAGCAAGACAAGCGGGAGCGACAGGACATTATCGCCCGCTTTCGTGCGGGGCAGATCCGCGTGATATTTAACGTGAGGGTGCTTTCAACGGGCTTCGACTATACAGGCATTGATTGTATCCTGTTCGGCATATCGACGGCCTCCATAGCCCTGTATTATCAGATTGTCGGACGCGGGACCCGTATAGACCCCAACAAAGAAAACTGCCTTATCTGTGACCTCGGCGGCAACGTGGAACGCTTCGGGCGCGTCGAGGACATCACTTTCGAGCAAGGCCGCGTGTGGCGTATGTTCGGAACAGGCGGGCGGCTGTTATCGGGCATTCCCATACACGACATAGGCCGCTATACACGGGAGGACACACAGGCTATCGACCAACGGGCAAACGCCCCCATAACGGAAATACCGTTTGGCAAGTACAAAGGCGAGCCGATAGCCCAAATCCCCCTCAGTTACAGGCAGTGGATGATACGGACGTTCGATTGGAACCCCCGTAACGAGAAGCTGCGCAAATCTATCCTCGCAACCATGTAACCCCCATATTATCCTATGGCACGACCGACAAAAAACAATGCGGAGTATTTCACGCACGACGCTGATATGCGAAACGACGTGAAAGTGAAAGCCCTGCGCCGAAAATTCTCCCACACAGGCTACGCCGTTTGGTGTTACCTGTTAGAATCGCTCACAGATACGGATTTCTTTGAGCTTGATTTCAACCCCATAAACGTAGAGCTGCTCGCCGCCGACTATGACGTGTCCCCCGAAGAACTGACCGACATCGTGGAATACTGCTGCCGCATAAGCCTGTTACAGCGAAGCGACGACGGGAGCCGCCTGTATAGCGAAGCCCACAAACGCCGTTTCGCGGGGCTGTTAGCGAAGCGAGAACGCGACAGGGAACGTCTCGCGGCCACAATAGCCAAGCGACAAGAGGCGAAAAGCAAACATATCGCTGCGAAAACCGATGAAAACGCGGATAATCGCGGCGATAACCCCCATAGTAAAGTAGAGAAGAGTATAGTAGAGGAAAGTAGAGAAGAGAAGAGTATAATATATCCCTATCGGGATATTACTGCCCTGTGGAACTCTATCTGCAAATCTCTGCCGCAAGTGAAAGCCCTCAATGATGACAGGCGCAAGAAGATTAAGAGCCGCCTCCTCGAAATGGAACCCAACGCCCCGCAGTTATGGCTCGACCGCTGCCGCGACCTGTTCACGCGGGTACAGGCAAGCCCGTTCCTCACAGGCGATAACCCGAAAGGATGGACGGCCACTTTCGACTGGCTATTCAGCAACGGCAATAACTGGGTCAAGGTCACGGAGGGCAACTATGATCACGGGCGCAGCGGCAACGGACAGGGGCGCGTAATAACGCAGGAGGGCATAACCCTCGGCGCAGGCGAATATATCGAAACAACAACAGGCCGACGAACCTACGGAACAGGCAAGGCGACAATCCCGCCGACAGCCCCGCCCCGCCCCTCGGAACGGCACAGCTGGGACGGTAAATCCCAAACATGGATACTGCTATGAGAATAAATTGGGAAAAATACGGCATAGACGCGCCACGCGGGACTTCGGGCAACAAGAAGGTGTTATGCCCCGAATGCCACGACCAACGCCGCGATAAGCGCGACAAATCGCTTTCAATCAACCTTGCGACAGGCGAGTTCAAATGTCATTATTGCGGGTTCAGCGGCTGCGCCGCCGAAAAGGAAGAATGGGAACGCCGCCCGTGGCACAACGCCGCCCCGATACGCAAGGCCAAGCCTGTGTATAAGAAGCCCGCTCCGCGCCCCGCCTCCCCTGTTGACGACAAGGTGCTTGCGTGGTTCAACAGCCGAGGCATATCGGCCGAAACGGTGGCCGCGCTCCGCATAACTTCGGGTATGGAATGGATGCCGCAGAAGCAGGGACAGGCCAACACGGTTCAGTTCAATTACTACCTCAATGGCGAGCTTATCAACACGAAGTTCCGCACGGGCGACAAGTGTTTTAAGCTATGTTCGGGGGCGCGGCTTATCCCATACAATATCGACGCTATCAAAGGCTCCAAGGAGTGTATCATCACGGAGGGCGAAATGGACGCTCTTTCGTTCTATGAATGCGGGCGGCATGACGTTATCAGCGTCCCCAACGGGGCAAACGCCAACCTCGACTATCTCGACGATTTCATAGAGGATTATTTCGACGACAAGGGGGTTATCTACATAGCCTCGGACACTGACACCAAGGGCGTGGAGCTGCGCGACGAGCTGCTGCGCCGCTTCGGGGTTGAACGCTGCCGCGTCCTCGAATACGGCGAGGACTGCAAGGACGCAAACGAACACCTCCAAAAATACGGGCGGGACAGCCTGTTAAAATGCCTCGCGGACGCTCCCGAAATCAAGGTGGACGGGGTGTTCACGGTAAGCGATTTTGAACAGAGCCTCGACGCGCTGTTTGAACACGGTATGCAAAAGGGCGTAGTGATAGGCCATGAGAATTTAGACCGCCTGTTATCGTTTGAGACGAAACGCCTATGCGTGGTAACAGGTATTCCAGGCAGCGGCAAATCGGAGTTCATCGACGAGATAGCCGAGCGGCTGAATATGCGCTACGGGTGGCGGTGGGCTTATTTCAGCCCCGAAAACGCCCCGCTCGCCTATCACGCGGCCAAGCTGATAGAGAAGTTCACGGGCAAGCATTTCAGCCCGCAGCACCTAACATACGGGGAGTACAGACAGGTAAAGGAACACCTCGAACAGGACTTCTCGTTCATAGCCCCGACAGATAATTATCGGGTTGACAACATCCTCGAAAAAGCTAAATACCTCGTGAGGCGGAGGGGTATCAAAGGTCTTGTAATAGACCCGTACAACCGCCTCGAAGCGGAACAGGGACAGCGCAGCGAAACCCTGTATATCTCGGAGCTGTTAGACAAGCTCACGACCTTTGCGCAAATAAATGACGTATTGATAATCCTTATGGCGCACCCGACCAAGCAGCCCAAGAATAAGGACGGCGTGGTTGAGGCACCTACCCTATATGACATCAGCGGCTCGGCCAACTTCTTCAACAAAGCGGACTTCGGTATCGTCGTACACCGCGATCGCATTAACGACACGGTCGAGGTTCACGTCCAAAAGGTGAAGTTCAGACACCTCGGAGAGTGCGGCACAGCCCTGTTCAAATATAACCTTAACAACGGGCGATATACCCCCTATACCAACGGCATAGACCCCGTATGGGATAACGGCAACCACTTACAGGAGGAACAGGCGCGGCGGGCGCAGGAAGCCCAAGAGGCAGCGCGGTTCAACTTCTTTGACGGCAGCGGCTCACAACAGCCCGACCCCGACGACCCCCTCGGCTTCGGTCCTGTTGAGGACGAGGTTCCGTTCTAATCCCCCCGTACAACACGCATATCAACCTCATAAATAACAGCAAAACGATGAAATTATATCTTATCAGCGGCAGCGATTTCGACCCCGTAGAATGGGCGAAATACGGCGTAGCCCACGTGTTCAAGACCCGCGAGGAAGCGGAGGCCAAGTTGGAGCAGTACATAGCCGACGCTCGCAGTTTCCTCAACTCCTGTTTCGACGGCGATCATACGCAGTACACAGAACAGCTCCACAGCCGCAACGGACACCCCACATGGTACACAGCCCGCTTACAATGCGACATGGCCGACAATCGACAGCGCTAAATCTATATCGTCACCATTTCGGCGGGCTTCATATCCGAGGACAGGGTTAATTGGAGCGACGCGATAGACAGCCACATTAAAGAGCTTCGGCTCGTTGACATAACAATCAAAGAGATAGAATTATGAGCAACACCAAACACGCGGTTAAAATAGCCCGCAAAAGGCTTGAAAACACAGCCTACGAGGTGGCCGCTAAATACGGTCTCGAACTTCACTCAGTACACTTCGCGGTAACAACGACAGAGGACGACCCCAAGCCCCACATTGCGGCTCGGCTCTGTTACACGGACACCCGCGACGAACAAGTAACAACCATACGCGAATAACGATGAAACGGGAACAGAAAATAGCCCTGTATCAACAGGCAATCGAACACTACGGCCTCGACACACAGGTAATAATGGTCTTCGAGGAAACAGGCGAGCTGCAAAATGCCCTTGCCAAGTTCATTCGCGGGCGCGGCACACAACAGGCCGTAATTACCGAGCTTGCAGACGTTTCCATTATGGTTGAACAAATGGCTCGGCTGTTCGGACAGGAGGACTTCGCGGCTGAAAAGGAACGCAAACTGAACAGGCTCGCCCGCCGCCTCGGAACCACAAACGGTAATAAATCAAACAGGAAAAAGCGATGAACGAACTGACCGCAGGGGTATATCCCCTCGCTCCCGAATGCAAGGCTTTCGTGCGGGACGGCAAAGTGATAGTATCACAGAAGCGCAGGGTCGTTGACGAAACACCCCGCTGCCGCAACTGCAAGCACTTCGGCGAGGGACACAGCAAATACAACCAACGACACAATAGCCCCGTGTGCTTCGCCCGCCCGAAAGAGAACGGATTGATGAACGGCTACGCGCCCGACGTGCGCACACAACAGCGATATTACGCGACACAGGGGCAATTCCGCGCCTGTAATAAATACACCCCAAAAGACCCCGACAATGGAAAGACGACAGATAGTCCGAGCCGCTGAACAATGGCTCCAAAAAGACCTCACGAACCGCGCCAACTTCGTGCTGATGTCCGAGAGTGAGGCAGACGGCCACGGCCACGGCTCGGCCACAATAGGCGGCAACCCCGCGCTGATGATAGACAGCCTCGCCAACGCTATGTTGAAAGACCCTGCGGTCGCCCACATAGTCGCGGACGCTGTGGAGGCGTACAACGCCGAAAAGATACAGATGAATTAACCCCATAAACAATAACCAGCTATGCCAAACTACGGTATCAAAATCGACCTCCTCAAATTGCGAGGTGCGAGTGTGCGCAACATACAGGGGCGCACCGCAACGAAGCGTTGCCTCATTATCCCTGTTGACGAGTGTGACGGTATGTTCCTCGGTGAAAAGGGCTGTTATCTTTCGCTCACGGCGATTGAAATGCAGAACCCGCAGTATAACGACACTCACTGCATTAAGCCCGACATACCCCGCGAGAAGCGCGAGGCAATGACGAAAGAGGAACAGAACGCTATCCCCATAGTGGGAGGCCTCCACGCGATAGAAGTAAAGCAGCCCACAATGCAAGTAAACGGCACAATGGGGGCTGACGCTTTCGCCGACGAAGATCTGCCGTTCTAAACCTCAATCCTCACAGGCGGGATAGCAAAGACCGCCGACAGGGGGAGCGCAATGCTCCCCGTTTGTCGTCTTACGCTATTTGCGCCCGTATGTCAGCCCGAAAAGAGTATGAATAACCAATCTAACGTCTCAAAGCGCAAAACGCGACAGACGGCGAATCAGCAAACATTAACTGACCTGTTTACGTCGATAGTCAAGGCCGACCTCGGCGAAACCTGTGTCAAGGAGTACAGGTTCCACCCGCAGCGCAGGTGGCGTTTCGACTATGCCCTGCCCGAACATAAGATAGCTCTCGAAGTGGAGGGCGGCGTGTGGACGGGCGGGCGGCACACACGGCCACAGGGCTTCCTCGGCGACATCGAAAAGTACAACACAGCCACGCTCATGGGCTGGCGGGTGTTCCGCACGACCCCCGAAGAACTTGTGCGCTCGGCCACGCTGAACCTGTTGCGACAGGCCATATCGGGTGAGTTACAGAGCTGACAGGGCTATTTTTATGCCCTCACCCTGTTTACGCTATAAACATTATTTGCTAACTTTGCAATTAAAATCAGTACAATATGATTGAATTTTCTGAATATGTGTCGCTCGGACACCCCGACAAGGTGGCCGACTATATCAGTCAATACCTCCTCGACCGATACATAGAGCGCGACCCGAACACCCGTTATGCGGTGGAGGTGCAAATCAAAGGCCACAGGGCTGTCCTCGGCGGCGAGGTGTCCTCGGCTGTCAAGTTCACGCCCCGCGAGATAAACAATTTCGTCTGCGAGGCTGTGAACGAAATCGGCTATACCCGCGCCTATCAAGACAAGTGGGGTGCGGAAAACACTATCTGCGGCGATGACATCAACGTGCAGGAATACATAAGCCAACAGTCCCCCGACATCGCACAGGGGCTTGACGGGTGGGGCGACCAAGGTATCTTCTTCGGTATGGCAACCCCCGACCGCATGACCTACGGAATGCCCTATGACCACACGCTCGCAAAGGAGCTGTGCAAGGGACTGTTTGAAAGCGGCCTCGGCGGCCTTGACATCAAGACACAGGTCGTTGCCAACGGCGGCTTCCCTGTGAAAATCATCGTGGCTATCCCCCTCGACCCCGACAGAGGCACGATAACCCCCGAACAGGTAGAGAAGTATGTCCGCTGCCGTGTCAGCAGTCCGAAGCCCTACGAGGTTATTGTCAACGGCACAGGCCGCTATGTTCAGCACGGCACAATAGCCGACTGCGGCACAACAGGCCGCAAGCTCGCTGTGGACTTATACGGGGGTAACTGCCACATCGGGGGCGGTTCTCCGTGGACGAAAGACGGGAGCAAGGCCGACCTCGCCCTCAACCTCGTAGCCCGCCGCCTTGCCAAGAATTATGCCGAGGAAATCGGGGTGCCTGTCTATTCGCGCCTCGCCTGTTGTATCGGCAAGCGGGACGTGGACTTCTGTGTGACCGACGCAGCGGACAATGTGGTGTCCGAGGGCGTTATGCCGCTCAACCCTGCCGAGGTAATCCGTGAACTTAAACTCGACACCCCCTGCTACGCTTCTATGTGCCGCTGGGGGCTGTTCGGCGAATTTCAAAAAGATAAACCGTGGGAATAATGCAGACCGAAGAAGTAAAACTCAGCCAAATTACCGTCAACAGCGCGAACCCCCGCACCATCAGCAAGGAGAAGTTCGACAAGCTCATCAACAGCATACTCGTCCTCCCGAAGATGTTGGAGCTGCGCCCTGTTGTCACAGACGACACGATGGTAGCCCTCGGCGGCAATATGCGTTACAGGGCGTTGACGGCCATAGCAGATATGTCCGTTGACGACATAGCCGCCCGCCTCGGAGCTATGCGCGATTTTCAGAAGAAGACCGAAGCAGAGCGCAACACCCTGTTAGCCTATTGGAGCAAGTGGTTACAGAACCCCGTCGCCCCTATTGTCAAGGCGAGCAGCCTGTCAGATGACGAGCAGCGCGAGTTCATCATCAAGGACAATGTGGGCTACGGCGAATGGGACATGGATATGCTCGCCAACGAATGGCCAGCGGAAGACCTCGACGACTGGGGGCTTGACGTGTGGCAGGACCCGACCGACGGCGAGGGCGGCGGCATGGAAACCAACAGCGCGAAAGAGGGGTCAAAGGACGGCTCGCTCAACGAGCGTTTCGTAGTTCCCCCGTTCTCTATACTCGACACCCGCAAGGGCTATTGGCAAGCCCGCAAGAAGCTGTGGCGCGACATTATCGGGGATATGGGCGAGAGCCGCAACGACACGCTGATAACCTCGCCCGAAATCAAGTACAAAGACCTGTACCTCAAGACCCGCAAGCACCGCGAGGAACTCGGTATCACGTTCAAGGAATACCTCGAAAAGTATGTCAGCGACGAGGTCAAAGAGCGGGAGGCTTCAAAGGTGCTGTCGGCGGGCGTGTCCCTGTTAGATCCTGTTATGGCCGAAATCGTCTGCAAGTGGTTCGGCACACAGGGATGCAAGACCTTTGACTGCTTCGCGGGCGATAGCGTGTTCGGCTATGTATCGGCCTACCTCGGCAACGAGTTTACAGGCGTTGAGCTGCGCCCCGAACAGGCCGAAATCAATAACGCCCGTGTGGAGGGTATGTCAGCACACTATATCAACGACGACGGACAGAACGTCGGCAAGCACATAGCTCAGCACAGCCAAGACCTCCTGTTCAGCTGTCCCCCGTATTTCGACCTCGAAGTGTATAGCGACCTCCCCAACGACGCTTCCAACCAAGGCTCATACGAGGACTTCATCGGCATACTCCGCAACGCTTTCACGGCGGCTCTCGGCTGCTTGAAAGACGACCGATTTGCCGTGATTGTGGTCGGCGATGTGCGCAATAAGAAAACAGGCTGTTACTACGACTTCTGCGGCGACATCAAGCGCATATTCCGCGACAACGGGGCTGAGCTGTATAACGAAATAATCCTCGTAGAAACGGGCGCGTCAACAGCCCTGCGGGCGGGGCGATATATGGAGAGCCGCAAGGTCGCCAAGATGCACCAAAATATCCTCGTGTTCTATAAGGGCAACACCAAGAACATCAAGTCTAACTTCCCCAAGATTGAGTATGCAAGCGAAGATTTGGAACAATTCCGCGTGGATTCGGGAAACGAACCCGACGGAGATACGGAGTAAGTATGACGCTCTGTTGAAACAGGCGGGGTTCAATATCCTGTGCTTCACAGACCACCATTTCACGCCACAGGGTTACACGGCTCTGTGGCTGCTCACGGAAAGCCATTTCGCGGTACACACGTTCCCCGAATTTGGCCGCTCGTACATAGAGCTTTCGTCGTGCAACCTCGAATACTACCAAGCATTCCTAAAACTGACAGAGAACGATGAGTAAGGCACAATATCAGCGGCGCAACCAAGCGCGGCTTGCAAGGCTTGAAATCGTGTCGCAGCTATACCTCCGAGGGTACAGCGTCCGCAAGATACGAGCCGAGGTTATGCGGCGGCTCGACCTCGCCACCTATTCGACGCAGACCGTCCACGCCGACATACGCCTGTTGTTACAGGAGTGGCACGAGAGCCGATTGGAGAATGTCAACGACGCGCTCCAACTTGAACTAACCCGCATAGACGACACCATCTGCGAGCTGTGGGATCAATGGGAGAAGTCCAAACAGGACTATGTCAAGACCACACGCAAGCGCAAGGGTGCGCCTGTGCGCAACAACAACAATAACCAACAGGGCGGCAACGGCGAACAGCAGCCCCGACAGAACGAAATCCGCACCCTGTACACCGAGGAAAACACAGCCGAGGTGCTGGGGCTCGGCAACCCCGCCTATATCGCGGAGATACGACAGCAGCTCGCGGAACGCCGCAAGTTGCTCGGCCTGTATTCAGCCGAGAAGCGCGAGATTAAGACAATCGCCGAGGAAATCAGCCGCGAGGAATTGGAGGATGAACTGCGCCGCCTCGAACTGATAACAAAATAGCCCCTATGGCAGAAATCCCCACCGACATATTGCAACGTAAGATAGCTATCCGCAAGCAGCTGTTGGAAATGGACGCTCCGCGCCTGTTTCGGCAGTTCATACCCTTTGTGAACCCTACCTACGACAGGCAGTGGTACCACACGCTGATAGCCGACCGTTGCCAAGACCTGTTGGAGGGGCGTATTCGCAACCTTATGGTCTTCGTCCCTCCTCAGCACGGCAAGAGCGAAATCGTGTCGCGGTGCTTCCCCGCCTATGCTTTCGGGCGGTTCCCCAATTTGAAGATTGTCGGCTGTTCCTATTCGGCCACACTCGCACAGCAGTTCTCTCGCGGCATACAGCGTATTATGGATAGCCAAGAGTACAGCCGCATATTCCCGAACACCCGCCTCAACGGGTCGAATGTGCGCACCCTCACTCGCGGCTACCTCCGCAACGTTGACCTGTTCGAGATAGTGAACCACAAAGGCTTCTATAAAACACAGGGCGTGTGCGGCGGCTTGACAGGTACGGCAGTTGACATCGCTATCATCGACGACCCTGTCAAGGACGCTATCGAGGCGTACAGCCCCACATACCGAGAGCGCGTGTGGGATTGGTACACTTCCGTCCTGTTGACCCGTCTTCACAATAACTCGCGGCAGCTGTTCATAATGACCCGTTGGCACGAGGACGATTTAGCGGGGCGCATCTTACAGCGTGAACCCGAAAATTGGACGGTCATCACGATACCCGCCATTCGGGAAACATTGGACGACGGCAACGATATGGACCCGCGACAGGTCGGCGAAGCCCTGTGGCCGAGCAAGCACAGCCTCGAAAGGCTGTTGGCCGCGCAGACCCGTTCCCCTCGTGTCTTTTCTGCCCTGTATCAACAGCACCCGACAGCCGACGGCGGCAACATCGTGAAGCGCGAATGGTTCAAGCACATCAGTCTTGCAGACTTCGAGCGTATGCACAACGGCGAGCCGATAATCTTCTTCATCGACACGGCGTACACAGACAAGACGACCAACGACCCGTCGGGTATCATCGCCACCTGTAAAATCGGGAACGACCTGTATATCACTCACGCCCAAAAGGTGTATAAGAACTTCCCCGATTTTATCCGCTTCATCCCCCCGTATGTCAAGGCGCACGGGTACACCTCGCGCTCCACGATACGTATAGAACCCAAGGCCAACGGTATCTCCGTGATAGACCAAATCAAAGACGTAACTGCCCTCAACGTGACGCGCACACCGACCCCCACGGACAGCAAGGAAACCCGCCTCAACGCGGCCTCGCCCTGTGTGGAGTGTGGTCGTGTGGTGCTTGTGGACGGGGCGTGGAACGACGAGTTTATCGAGGAAATATGCGGCTTCCCCGTGAAGCCCCACGACGAGTTCGTGGACGACCTGTGCTATGCTGTTTCGTACCACTTGACAAGCCCGTTCAAGCCCATAGACCGCGACCGTTTGGCTCGCATAGTTCATTAACCCATTAACACCCACAAACAATGACAATCGAAGAAATCTTACGATCCACGGAGCTGACGGCCACGGAAAAGGTCAACCACCTCCAAGAGAAGATTATCAACGTCCCCGCGTGGAGCGGACCGAAAGGCCTCGTCAACGCCTATGATCCGAAGCGACACCCCGTCATGGATAAGTCGCTATACCCCGACGAAACAACGGGTAAAAACGGCGTAAACAAAGTGTCCCGCATAACCCTCGACCTCCCACGCCTCGCGGCCAAACGAATGACCGAGTTGGTGTGCGGCATACCTATCAAGCGCATCTATCGTCCCGAAAACGACAAGCAGAAAGAGGTCGCCACATACATGGAGAAAATCTTTGACCGCTGCCGCATTGACAGCGTGAACATCGAGCGACTGAATATGCTGTTTTCGGGCTGTGAGTTTATGACGCTGTGGTATGTTGTCGAAAGCCCGAACACTCAATACGGGTTCAACAGCCGCGTCAAGTTCCGCTGCCGCAACTTCTCGCCTATGCTCGGCGACGCCCTTTACCCCCTGTTCGACGAGTACGGCGATATGACCGCCATGTCGGTTGCTTACACCCGCACAGTAGGCAAACGTGAGGTTCAGTATTTGGACGCTTACACGGCCACGAAACACGTTAAATTCAGCTCCGAAACAGGACACTGGGAAATCATTATCGACGAGAATATTTCGGTCGGCAAAATACCCGCTGTCTATTGCTATCGCCCCACGCCGATATGGGAGGACACAGCCGAAAACGTCTATGAAATCGAATGGGCGTTGAGCCGCAACGGCAACTACCTCCGCGAGAACTCCAAGCCCCTGTTCTGTGTGTTCGCCGACGAACAGATAGAATACGGCGACGAGGGTTCGCCCAACGACGGCAAGGGAGTTCTGCAATATCCCAAGGGCAGCACAGCGGGCTATGTGACGTGGGCACAGGCTATCGAGAACCTCAAGTTCTATACCGACACAATCCGCTCCATGTTCTTTACACAGCTTCAGCTCCCCGATTGGAGCTACGAGAAGATGTCGCAACAGGCGTTGTCGGGCGAGAGCCGCAAGCAACTGTTCATCGACGCGCAGATGAAAGTCAAGGACGAGAGCGGGCGTATCATCGAGGCTTGCGACCGTGAAGTGAACGTCGTCAAGGCGTTCCTCAAAATCGTCCTCGGCGAGGGCTATGCAGCCGACATCGACGCGCTCCCTGTTGAAACCCGCATAACCCCGTTTGCGATAACCGACAAGACGGAAACCGTGTCAACCCTGTTAGCCGCCAACGGCAATATGCCGATTATGTCGCAGCGTGAGTCCATTGAGGAATACGGGCAGAGCGATGACGTTGACCGCACCCTCGCGGAGATAGCTGCACAGCAGCAGGGGGACGTTTTCGAGAACCCCGACGCACAGATGTTCAAATAAGCCCGTACAGCCGCGTTCAACCCGCTATGCGATAATTTACCTATCTGCGACACGAAAGGCCGCGAGAGCCGCCCCAAAACGCCCCACACGGCCTTTTGCGTCGCTTTATCTATTTCCCCATTATGGCAAAAACAACCCGCGCCCGCGCAAAACAGCCCGACAACCCGTTTCCCGACAAGACCTGTCGGGATTGCGCCCATAGCTATGATTGGCACAACCGCTCATTCCACGACGGCCATTATATCCTGTGCCGCTGTCCCCACGACAGCAAGAGCCAACACGGCAAGTTCTGTAAATTCCTGTCGGACGCGGCCTGTATCACGTTCAAGCAAAGGCAATAAGTTATGGCAAAGATGAACCCTTACGACAGGCGACACAGGGCGAACCTCACGATGTACCAAAAGATGATCGAGGCTATCTATAACTCGGCGGCTGCGGAGGCCGCACAGATAGCCGCGAACACCCGTGGCATTGACACCGAGACCCCGTTCCGCTTCGACGATTACCCGCAGACCCGCAAGCGCGTGGCCGAGCTTATGGCGCGTCTGAAATCCCGCATATCCGTTACCGTCGTGAACGGCATAGACGCGGAATGGACGCTTGCCAACAATAAGAACAACGAATTGGCAAACAGGGTATTCGGCGACAACGTGGGACGGCTTTCACAGGCCGCTTACCGCCGCTATTACAGCACTAACGACAACGCCCGCCAAGCGTTCCAAGCCCGCAAGGTCAGCGGCCTCAACCTGTCCGAGCGCGTGTGGATGTACGCCGAGCAGTTCAAACAGGAAATCGAAATGGGGCTTGACGTGGGGCTGCGCAACGGCCTGTCAGCTGATGAAATGTCCCGCGACCTCCGCTCCTATCTGCGACACCCCGACAAGCTCTTTCGGCGTGTCCGTGACGAGCGCGGGCAGCTCCACCTGTCGAAAGCCGCCGCCGCTTACCACCCAGGCCGAGGGGTCTATCGGAGCAGCTATATGAATGCCCGACGGCTCGCGGCCACGGAAACCAACATCGCCTACCGCACGAGCGACCACACCCGTTGGCAGCAGATGGATTTCGTCGTGGGCATTGAAATTGTCCTGTCGAATAATCACACCTGTAAAGGACCCGACGGCAAGCCGCGCCCGTTCCATGACATCTGCGACGAACTTGCGGGGCGTTATCCCAAGGATTTCAAGTTCACAGGCTGGCACCCTCATTGCCGCTGCCACGCTGTGTCTATCTTGAAGACCCAAAAGGAGATTGCCGAGGACACCCGCAAAATTATGAACGGGGAAGCTCCCGACACCCCCTCGGTCAATGAGGTAAAGGACGTGCCGCCCGCTTACAGGGATTGGATTGCCAACAATTCGGACAGGCTGTCCCGCGCCTCGTCAACCCCGTATTTCCTGTCCGACAATCCGCAGTATGCACAGGGCGTTCCCCCGCGCCTGTTGACCACAGAGGCCGAATCGTTGCCGCCTGTAAACACAGCCCCCGCGCCGTATGAACCCGTGTCGCTCGACACCCTGCGACATGAGTATGACGTTACTTTCCGTCGGGGTGTCCCCGAAACAGCGTACACCGAGGGCATAGCACGCAATTTCGATTTCCCCTCTATCAAACAACAGGTATATCAAGCCCTGTCAGATGTAGGTATAAACGTCAACAGACAGGTGGCGAGAATATCGGGCGAGGACTATTTCGCCGTACACTTCGAGGGGCGCGATAAAGACGGCAAGGCCTTTGTCCTTACCCGCACATTTACCGACCACGGGGAAAACGGCATAGAGGTTCATCACGACCTGTTCCAACTTCCCAAAAGCGCACAGGGCAAGGGAACTTCCAAGCGTGTCCTCGGTATGTTCTATGAGGAGTATAAACGTATGGGAGTTACTGAAATAACCGTGGACGCGAACATAGACGTGGGCGGCTATACATGGGCGCGATATGGGTTCAACGCTGTTAGCAAGCGCGAGGCAATGAGCGCAGCCTACGGGCAAGAGGCGTGGGACTTCATAGAGGACTATTACAAGAAAAACGGCCTGTCCGAAGACAAGCCATTTCCGATGTATTTGCTAACAGAGCAGCCGTGGGGCAAGCGGGCGTTACTCGGTTCCTTTTGGGAGGGTACGTTGAACCTCAATGACCCGACACAGGTCGCTCGGTTCGAGAAGTATTTAGGACTTCGATAACACCCTGTCGATGTTGCTATCATATTCGGCCTCCGTGAGATCATACTTGCGGAGGCTCTCCTGTTTGTCCCCGCCGCGTCGGATTGACCCAAACACGGCCATAACTCGGAGGTCGAGGTCGGCTATTTCGCCGCCTATCAGCTCTTGGTGCATAGCTGTTGTTAATTCTTCTGCCATAGTGGTACAAAATTAGTTATTTTTCTCGAATACGCCGTATGTCGCGTTTTCTAATTTGAGTGGGAGTGTTTTACCATTCAAAAATTCTCGCGGGTATTACGGGCGTTTCTGCCGTTTTCGCCATATAGGCTCACGATAGATGCTGCACTTGCGCCCGACATAGGGGTCGCCGTTTGCTGTGCCGAGGTTCCACAGGCGGGTAACCTTGCAGCCGACCTGTTCGGGCGTGAAGATGTCATAAATGGCCGCGAGGCTGTGGAAGAAAAACTCTCGGCGCGGGTCGTTCTTTATGGGCGGCTCTGCGAAAACCACCCGAAAGATATGCCCTGCGCGGGCTGTGTCGGGGCTGTCTAAATGTAGGGGCGAATTTGCCATATAATCTGATTTTATGGGGGTTGCGCCTGTGTTACAGGCGGCGAGCATTACCTATTGTAAGGATAAATTTATTTATCGGTACTTTACTATACTCTACTCTACGGTACTATACTCTACTATACTATACTGTGGGATTATCGCTTCGATAACGCTATTTTCACGGGGTTATCGCCGCGATAACACAGCGATAACTCATTTACCTTTGCCGTCCCACGCGGGCTGTGTCGGGGCTGTTATGTCGGCGAAGTCCTCCGTGATAGCCACACGGAAGCCCGCCCGAACCAACTTCGGGAGATAGCTGTCGAGGGCGTGGTGCGGGAAACCACACAGGGATATTGTCTTTCCGACATCATTCCCGACATTGCTTCCGACATCACGGCGGCACAGGGTCAGTCCGAGAGTGTCGGAGGCGGCTTTCGCGTCCTCCCCGTATATCTCGTAGAAGTCGCCCACGCGGAACAGGAGGATTGCGTCGGGGTGTTTCAGTTTCATTTCATGCCACGCCCTGTTGATAGAGGCGGCTCGTAGGTTCAGCTGAGCGGTGCGCTCAGCCTGTGTGGCGGCGTATAAGGCCGCACGTCGCTGTTTGTCGGTTGGCTTGGTTGTCATATACGATTTGGTGGTTATAAGCCCGACAGCGGGCTGTCGGGCGGTTGTCGTTACAGGCGGTTGATTAGTTGAGCTTAACTCGGTTCATAAGGTTGCCCGAAATCTCGTGCAGCTCGCGGCTGCGTTCGGGAGTGAGGTCGCGGGCGTGGGCTGTTATGGCCTGTGTGAGCTTCCATAGGGTAGCCCCGCCCTGTACGCCGTCTTCGGGGTCGTTGCGCATGAGGATTTTTTCTACCTCCTCGCCCTCGCTTTTCAGCAGCGAGCCGCTCTTTGTGAGGCGGGTGATTTCGCGGTCGAGGTCAACTTCGATTTCGCTCGCACCCTGTATCTCGTAGGCCTTGCGTTCGAGCGTGTCGCGGCTAAACAGCCCCTTGGTAAGGTCGCGGATAGCCGAGGTGGTCGTCTGTGTGTCGAGTTCGTAGGTGCGCTGGCTGAGGGCGAGGTTGTCGGGGAGCTTCGAGCCGAGGTGTACCTGTTTCATCACGCTCTCGCGTACCATGCCATTGAGGCAAGCCCCGTTCAACAGGAAGGCTCGCATATCAACCGAGCCGTTGCCGTAGTCCGAGGTGCTGAACCGCGCCCCCGCGAAGATAACTACGTTGCCGTTGTTGCGGGTGGGTACGATGATAGGCTGCGGGAGGATTGTTTCAGCCCATATCTTCGTGTCGGTCATAAGCGCGTCCGCGATAACTGCGCCCTGTCCCGCAGCTTCCTCAACGAAAGCCGTCAGTATCTGTACGCTGTCGAGGCGGCGGTAGCTGTCCGATAACACGGCGCGAACCTGTGTGCCTACGGCGCGAACCAACACGCGGCTGCGCTCCGTCCATGAGCTGTGTTCGTTCAACACGTGTGCGGCGAGCTGCTTGCTCCATACGTCGCCCGAAGCGAGGGTGCGGAGATAGCGTTGCGGGACCCCCATACGGTCGGCGAGCTGTCCGATAGCGTTGTCGTGGAGGCTGAACTGCCCGTCGGGCATATTCATCGTGAGGGGCGTGTCCCCGCCCGTGAATGTGATCACGGGGTTGTGCTCCTTGCGGCGCAGGTTCACGCCGAGGGGCGCGATATAGTCCTGTTGCAGCTTGCCCTCGTCGAGGAGTCGCTGCATGGTGGCCTGTACGCCGACGGCCTTGCCGTCAATCATGCGCTGAACTTTGTTGATAACTACGTCGTTGAGACCCTGCTGGAGGGTGGTTGCCTGCGCAGAGGCGGTGGGGTTCATAATGGTTGCTTCCATTGTTTTTGAGTGTTGTGGGGCGGGCGCGTGTCCCACCCCGTGGTTATTGATTTGAGTTGATTATTTGTCGTTGTTCCAGCCCGCGAAGCGCATACAGGCTTCACAACATTTGCGGGCGTTATCTGTGGGGCGGAATTTGGAGAGCGGGTGGCAGGGCTTGATGTCCTCGGGGCGCAACTCAATTACACGGTGGCGGCGGCATTTGTCCGCGCAAGCGGCCTCTGCCTGTTTTATGTCGGAGTATGCGGGGCAGTCCATCACATATCCGAGTTCCTCGTTATAGAGGGCGTAGGTTGGTTTCATATCGGGTCAGATTAAACGGGTGAGAAATTCAAGTGCTTCACGATACAGGGCTTCGCCTGTGAGGCCGTCCTGTGAGGGTTCATAGCCCGCGAGATACGCGGCTTCGATTGTCTGCTGTTTCATGGCGGTTATCAGTGGATTTTCATTTCATATTCTACGATGTCATACTCGGCCATCTGCTCGTTGATGATCTCACGGAGATTGTTCACGTCGCTGCGGCTGTAAGATGTGGCCTCCCATTCGTTCTCAGATACCTGTCGGAGGTTCTCAACGAGTACGGCGCGTTCGCTGATAGCGCGGGCGGCGCGGGAGCCTACATAAAGCTCAACCCATAGGGTCAGTAAAAACGGGGTGTTCATATCGCTGTTATTTGAGGTGTTATTATTTCCAGTAGAAAGTCACTCGGATACCTCGGCGCAGCTTGCAGCAGCATTTGTCATCGCCGTTGTTATAAGCGCGGGTCAAAAATTTGTTGGCAAACTCAACTCCGATAAGAGCTATCAGCCCGCTCACGCCTACGAGGGTGTTAATCTTGTTGCCCTGCGGGTCAACGCCAGCGGCCTTAATGCGGAAGTCGCGGTTGATTGTCGATGTCTTGTATGCGAGTGTCATTTTCGTTCGTTTTTGAGGTTTCGTGGTGTTTATTCCTTAAACACGCTGCAAAGTAAGTGAGGTATTTTTATTATACAAAATGTTTCAGCGAGAAAAATAACCGCATCGGGTTATTTTTAACACTTTTTAAGAAATGCTCCGCGAATACCCCGAAATTCTCCTGTTATACACGATTTTCCCACATAGCCAAATTTTTAGGTGTTTTTATGATAAACACCTCGATTTTTTTTACTACCTTTGCGCCAAAACAATTTCAAACTAATCAGTTTATCGCAGTATGGATTACAGACAACAGATTCTCGAAGCGTTGCAAGCCAAGTTCAAGGGGGGCAACGCGGGTGTGCTGAATTGGATTGCCGCTCAGTTGGCCAAGACAGTTACAGCCGCCGAACAGGTACAGACCGCCGTTGACGGTATCACACAGGAGTATGTCAGCATGATGGAAAGCTACGGCGACAGCCGCGCCACATCATCTGCACAGACGGCTGTAAAGAACTACGAGACCTCACACGGCCTCAAAGACGGCAAGCCCGTACAACAGCCCGCCGCACAGGGCGGGGAGAAGAAACCGCCTGTAACAGTCGTTACACCCGCCACAGGGGGTGCGCCCGCCGAGGAAATTCCCTCATGGGTTCAGACAATCCTCGATCAGAATAAGACCCTCGCCGAGCGTCTTGACCGTATCGACACCGAGCGCACAACCACCACCCGCAAATCGCAACTTTCGCAGATTATCGCCAAGCTGCCCGAAGCCCTCCGCAAGCCCTACGAGCGCATATCGCTCGACGGCCTCAAAGACGACGAGTTCAACACTCTTGTCGGCGAGGTTACCACCGAGGTGGACGGCATACTCAGCGGAATGCGGCAGAAAGGTGCGACCTTTACCCCGCCCGCAACCAACAACGGGGGCGGCGGCGCGAAAGCCACAGACGCGGAAGTGGACGCTGTCCTGTCTAAACTGAACATTTAACCCGATTTATTAACCCCAAAAAACCGACAGAAATGCCTACCGCAAATCTCACCCGTGAGAAGATTGAGCTGAATGACGGCCTCGATTCTATCGTTGTCGTACAGGCAATCTCCCAAATCCCAGGTGGTCGCACCCTCGACGTGTCGGGGCTTGCCGCTAACGTGGAGTCCGTCAAGAGCGGCCACGTCCTCGTTATCGACACCAAGACAAAGGCCGTTTCGCCCCTCGGCATAACCGACGGCGCGTATGAAACGCTCCCCACAGGCAAGAAGTACTACGGCGTACTGAAAGCCTCCGTCCTCAAACGCGACCCCCGCGCCGCTATCATCACGGCGGGTCAGATCAACGTCGCCGCAAGCCCTGCGCCTGTGACCGACGCTATCAAGGCTGGCCTCCCACTCATTCAGTGGCTTTACGAATAAGCCCAAGTCATTAACCCAACTAAACATTTCGCGCAATGATACGCTCATTATTCGCTGAATATGTCGACAAGTACTTCGCCCGTGTTATCGGCAAGATTGTCGAGAAATTCAACGGCAAAACACAGGAAAGTAAGCTCCTCCACAAGACTATGCTCACGGAGGAGTATTCGGCCGACCTCAAATGGGGTTCGTCCGAAATCAATCACTCCATCGTGGCCGCTGATGTCGTTGCCCTCGACTCGCCCCTGCCCCTCAAAAAGCGCGACACCATAAGCAACGCCACAGGCGAGCTTCCCAAAATCGGTGTCAAGTACCGCAAGGGCGAAAAGCTCATCAGCGACATAAATGTGGCCAAGGCTCGCAACACCGACGAGGCCACTATCGTTTCCAAGATTTTCGATGACACGACAAAGTGCATCCGCTCTATGGACGTGACCAAGGAAATCCTCTTCCGTCGCGGCCTGTCCACAGGTCAGCTTCTCGTCACTGAAATGGATAACGACGGCACAGGTGTCCGCGTGTCTTTCGGCTATAAGGACGACCACATCATGCACTGCCTCGGCGACCCGTGGCTCGGCTCCAACCCGACCCCGCAGGACGACGTGCAGCAGATTTTCGACAAGGCCGACGTGGACGGTAACACTATCAGCCACGTTTACCTTACCAAGCGTTATTTCGACGCTTTCCGCAAGTCGAAACAGGGTCGCCTGCTTGCCGCCAACGCCAAACAGCAGGTTATCACTGACGAGAACCTGCTTCCCGTCGTAGGCCGCGCCGCATTCCTCGAAGCCCTCGAAGACGAATACGGCGCAACATTCCACATCGTCGAGGGCAGTTTCAAGATACAGGACCCCGACGGTTCCGACCGCCCCGCCGAGGCGTGGAAAGAGGCCAACGTGGTCGGTGTCCCCGAAGAAATCGTAGGCCGTCTTGTCTATGGCACACTCGCGGAGGAAACCAACCCCGTGGCCGCTGTGATCTATCAGAAGGCAGGGTCGCACGTACTTATCTCCAAGTACTCCAAGACCGACCCGCTCGAAGAGTTCACAGCCGCACAGGCTCTCTGCCTCCCCGTTATCGACAACGCCGACGGTATCTACGTCCTCCACGCCGACAGCGCGGGTAGCCTCGCTGTCAATCCCACCTCGCTGTCGTTCCCGAAGTCGGCCTCCACAAAGGAGGTTGAGGTTCACGCCGACGGCGATATTTCGGTAACCTCCACACAGACATGGGCTACGGCCACCGTGGCTGACGGCAAGATTAGTGTCAGCGTAACCGCCAACACAGGCGCACAGCGCACCGCCAAACTTACCGTAAGCGACGGCACCGCCTCCATGGAAGTGTCAATCTCACAGGCCGCTGCGAGCTAACAACCCCGTGAACAATGGCTAAAATCCTCGAAACCCTCAAAGGCATAAACGCCTATCCCGTACCCCTCCGCACCCTTACCGAAATCGCGGAGGGGCGTGGCCTCAACTTACAGGACGAGGCCACGCTGGCCGTCCTCCGTGGCAAGGGCTATAAGCTCGCCACCGCTGACGTGCTGTTGTGGCTGTCGCTCGCCCCGAATATCTCACAGGGCGGGCAATCCTATTCGTTCAGTGAGGAACAGCGCACACAGCTTCGCAAACGGGCTGACACGTTGTATGCCGATAGCAGCGAGGACGAGGCGAACCTGTCTAAACCCAAATTCGGCTACAAAGGCACAAAGCTATGATTATCGAAAACGGCACAATCCAAGTCAAGCATAAGACGGGAGGCGGCATTGACCCGACAACAGGTTATGCCCGCCGCTCGTCGGCTGTGTCTTGGAGCGACCCGATACCCTGTCAGTACTATCCCAACAGGTACACCAACCTCGGACGGGTAAACGGCGAGCATATTAGGTCAGCCGAATATACCGTGCTGATTGAACGGCAGCCGCTCGAAGCGGAGCAAGTCCGTCTAACAGACAACGAGCGCGGCTTCGTCGGGGAGTTTTCGATAATCAGTGCCGAGCCATTGGAGGCCGTAGGTCAAATTAAGATTACGATTTAACGCAGAAACCGCCCAAATTTGCGCGAAAACGGTGCTTATGGTACAAACATACATCTGACGCGCAAAAACGCGACAGACGCGAAATTCGAGAAAAATAACTGAGCGATGTCAATAACACTCCTATCCCCCAAAAACGTGTTCGGAGATTTCATCAACGAACAGGTCGAGCGCATGACAAATGCCCTCGTATATAACCTGTGTTCCATAGGGGAGCGGGTGTTGGACGTCGCCCGCTCGACGAACTCTTATAAGGACCAAACAGGCAACCTCCGAAGCAGCCTCGGCTATGTCGTGGCGATTGACGGCAAGGTTGTTCAGATGAGCGACTTCGCTCCCTCTGACAAAAAGACAGAGAAGACCCCCGACAAGGTTACAGGCCAACGTGAGGGCAAGGCTTATGCCCAACAGCTTCTCGACAAGTTCCCCACGGGGATTGTCCTGTTAGTTGTGGCGGGTATGAACTACGCCTCTTACGTTTCGGCCAAGGGTTATGATGTCCTCGACAGCGCGGAGCTGCTCGCGGGGCAACTGATACCCGAAATGCTCAAGCAACTCGGAATAAACAGCTAACTATGGCAAAGACAGGAAAACAGGTACAAGGCGACATCTATAAGCTGCTGCGCGACAGCACCCTCTATACGCTGATTTCGGGCGAGGTCTATCGTAACGGCCTCCGTCCCCGCGACAGCCAAAAGGAGGATGTGGTCGTGATTTTCACAACAGGCCTCCCGACTGAGATACAGGAGGGCGTGGTGACCGTGAACATCTTTGTCCCCGACATAGACCCCTATGATAACGGGGTGTTCGTGGAGGACGGAGATCGCACGGAGCAGGTGGAACGCCTCGCGGGCGAATGGGTCGAAAGTCTTTCGGCCGAGGTGTCCTGTTATCTGTTCGACCTCATGCAGACCATTTACACGGAGGAGGAACCCGACATCCACCAACACTTTGTGGTCGTAAAGCTCCACTATCGCTATTATGGCGACGACTACGCCCCGATAGTCGTTCCTCAGCCCGCATTGATTGATGCCGTCGATACAAGCGACGACAAAGGTTATATGCCGCTATTGGAAACCGAGGACGGCGTGGCCGTGGAGATACAACCCGTCAACCCTAAAATCAACCCTCAAATTTCATAAACAATGGCAATACTTTCATGGGGTAAAGGTAAACTGGAGACAACCCCCTCCACCGACGGTGCCGTGAGCGATTCCGCAACGTGGAAGACCATCGACACCCCCAAAAAGGACACCCTCAAAATCACTCCGACTGCGGGCGAGGAACAGACCGCACAGGAAGAGGGTGGCGACGAGGTAGATTCTCGCGTAGGAGCCAACTCGTTCCTGCTCGAATTCGACCTGTTCGTCAAGAAAGGCAAGAAGCGTCCGTGGGACGATTCCGACGGCCTTATCACGGGCGAACACGCTTTCCGCTACACGCCCGAAGACGAGGACACAGAGGGCTTCCTTATCGAGCGTTCCTCCGTCAGCTGTGAGGAAAGCTATTCAACCGCCGAGGGCAAGCTGCTCCACTATAAGGCTCGCGTGCTGAAGCCCGCCACGGGCAAGAAGCTCAAGCCTTATTACAAGAACCCGTCCTCTGCGCCCTCCGAGTAAGTTCGCGTTCGTTTTCGTTTCGTTCCCGTGGCGGCAGGGGTCAGAATACTGCCGCCAATATTGCGGGGCTGATGTCGGTGTATCAGCGGAGATGACAGCCCGCGTATTCGGCGGTTCGAGTCCGTCCCCCGCAGCCAATTATTATCCCAATAACAATGGAACAGACCATAGAGCAAAAGGTCGCACAGACCGTTTTACAACAGCCGACACAGGTAACCGTCGGCGACCGCACATTTGACGTAGCCCCGCCGACGCTCAAGACCCTCATTCTTGCCTCGGCGGCTATTTCACAGTTACCCCAAGAGGAACTCAACAGCGACCACATCGTACAGGAAACCCTCTATGTCGCCAAAAACTGCGGCGTTTTGGGCGATATAGCCGCTATCCTTATACTCGGTGCCAAGGGGCTGACAGAAACGGCCACACGCCGCGTAAAACGCCGCAGACGCGGGCTTCTCGGCCTGTTCGGACTGACCCGCGAGGTTACAGAGGAACAGACAATCGACCGCAAGGCCGAACTCGCCAATTACCTGCTCGAAAACCTTTCCCCGAAACAGCTCCGCGACATCGTTATGTCGCTCGTGCATAAGCTGCAACTCGGCGATTTTTTCGGGCTTACCACTTTCCTAATAGATCTGAATCTACTTCGCCCGACGAAAGTGGAGGAACCGACAGCATTTGGGCAGTAATAGCGGGCATATCCAAGGCCTACGGCCTGTCCTTTGAATACGCGCTGAACGAGCTGTCATACGCCAATATGATATTGTACTCGGCTGTTATACCGAGTTACACGCGCAAGGGCGAAAACGGCGGGGGCAGCGGCTCTGATGATGAAGTTATCAATGCCGAGGACCCCGCCAACCGTGAAACAGTTAGACAATTCTTTGAGCAAAGCGATTAAGCAATGACAAACGATAGCGGAAAAGCATATTTCGGCATAGGTATTGACAACAGCCAATTACAGGCCGACGCGGCAGAAGCCACACAGATACTCGGCTCCATAGCCAGCGAGGCCGAAAAGCAGAGCGCGGCTGTCCGCGAGCTGCTTACCAACCTGCCTACAATCAACCTCGACATCATATCAAACGCGGGGGAAACGGAACAGGCTATCGACGCGGCCTTTGCCGAGATTGACCGTGTCGTTGACACCAACAAGGCCGCTATCACGCAGTTGGAAAAGGAATACGCCCGCCTCGGTAAGGAAGCTGCGGCGGCGTTTCAGCGCGGGGACGATAAGACATACAACGAGCTGAAAAAACAGCAGTCGGCCATAACACAGGTTATATCAGCCCGCAAGAAGATGAACGCCGAGGCTGCGGCCACAGCCGACGAGCTGTTGAAAGAGGAACAGCGCATGAAAGCCGAACAGGCTGCTGCCGCCGAAGCTGCCAATCAGCACGTTTCCCTGCGCCAGCGTCTGCGCGAGTTGAAGATTGAACTCGTCGAAATGGAGGCTGCGGGACAGCGCGGCTCGGCTGAATATCGCGCCTTACAGGAGGAAGCCGCCGCCCTTACCGATGCATGGGGCGACGCACAGGCACAGGCCAATATCCTTGCCAACGACCAACGCGGTATGCAAGGTATCATATCGGGACTGTCGGGTGTGTCGGGCGCGTTTACAGCCGCACAGGGCGCGGTCGGCCTGTTTTCGGGTGAGAACGAACACCTCCAAAAAATAATGCTGAAAGTGCAGTCCCTCATGGCTATCACGATGGGATTGCAACAGGTACAGCAGACCCTCAACAAAGACAGCGCGTTCAGCCTCGTTACGCTCAACGGACTCAAAGAGTGGTGGAACAAATTGCTCGTCGTCGGCACAGGCGAACAAATAGCCGAAACAGCGGCCACGGGAGCCTCCACGGTCGCCAACACGGCCAACGCCGCCGCCACAACAGCCGAGGCCGAGGCCAAGGCAGCAGCGGGCGCGGCCTCCACAGGTAAGGCGGGCGCGGAAGCTGTTGACACAGCGGCCACGGGAGCAAACGCTGTCGCCGCCACAGCAGGTACGGTAGCCAATATCGGCCTCGCGGGGGCTTTCCGTATGGTGGGCGCGGCTATCGCGTCTATTCCTGTTTTCGGGTGGATTGCCGCCGCTATCGGCGCGATCATAGCCGTCGTATCGAACATGGAGTCTTCCGCTGAGAAAGCCGCCAAGGCTATTGAGGAGGAAAACGAAATGCTCAAAGATGCCCGCAAGGTCTATGCCACGGCCTCCCTCGAAATTGAGAACTATAAGGCCAAGCTCGATAATTTCAACGGCACGAAAAAAGAGGAAGCCGCCCTCGTCGAGGAACTGAATAAAAAGTATGGCGACGAAATGGGCTATTGCAGCTCCGTGGCTCAATGGAAACAGACCCTCGCCGAAAAGAGCGACGCCTATTGTGACGCGCTGATGAAAGAGGCCGAGGCACAGGCTATCTTATCCAAATATACCGAGGCTTATCTTGAACTATTCGCCGTCCGCGCCAAGATTGTTGCGGGCGAGTATCATCATTGGTACAACACAAAGCGCGGCGACGAAGCCGCCGACCGCAAGGCCGAGCAAGACGCGCTCGCAGAGATAGAGAAGTGGAAAAATCAGTACAAGGCCAAGATGCAGGAGGTCGCCAACCTCCGTGCTGATTTTGACCTCGGAGGCCACACGAACCCCACGCACACGCCTGTGGGCGGGGGCAGCACGAACCGTCCCGAAAAGGTTGACCCCAACAAGGCTATTCAAGCTCGCCAAAAGGCAGAGGACGATTACCGCAAGGCCGTGAGCGAATATGTCCGCAACTCCACCGACGAGCTGACCGACCTTATCATCGACGCACAAGACCAAGGCATAACCCGTGAAATGAACGAGATACGCCGTAACACAGCCCGTAAAAAAGCGGCTATCCGTGAAGACCTCGAAGCCCTCGCGGAAGCCCGTAAACAGTATGCCAAAGAGGTGTATATGTCAAACGGGGCTTCCGAGGCCGACTGGCTGAAAACCGACGACGGCAAGAAGTCCATAGACGATTGGATTGCGACTCTGTTCAGCGAAAACAGCGTTATCAAAGACCAATTCAACCAACTGTTCGCACAGGTTGAACAGAACGGCGAGGAAGCGGGCAAAAAGGCCATGGAAGCCTTTTATAACAGCATGGTGGACGCTTACGGCAGCTATGATCAGAAGTTCGACAAGCTCGCCCTCGAATGGCAACGAAAGTTCGCCTATATCCCGCCCGAGTTTTTAGAGGAGGCCTCCCGCCAAATGGACGAGGCGTTCTCTAAATTGAAGTCCGACAGGTTCAAAAACCTTATAAATTGGGAGTCTGTCTTCGGCAATATGTCGGAGCAGTCCCTACCTGTGTTGAAGCACACGCTCGCACAGGTACAGCAGTATTTCGAGGCCAACAAGGATAGTATGTCCGTGACCGAAATCAAGGATTACCAAGAGGCCATAACGAAGATGCAGGACGAGATAGACAAGCGCAACCCGTTTGCCACGCTGATAAACGGCATTAAGTCTATCGGCACGGCCAAGGCTGAATATACAGCCGCCCTCGCGGAGTGGAAAACGGCCACCAATGAATTGACAGCCGCCGACAACGAATACACAGCCGCCCTCGCCGCCAAGAACGATGTCCTCTCTCGCATTGAGAGCGGCGAGCTTGCCGAGGATTGCCAAGAGCTGACCGACGCACAGAACCGATTGACACAGGCGTCCGTCAACTACCACAACGCCGAGGACAGAGCAGCCAAGGCCGAGCAGAAGACCCTCAAAGCTCGCAACAATATAACAGCGGCGTACACCAAGGCCGCTACGGGCTTCCGCTCTTGCGGCAAGGTTATACAGGACGTGGGCGGCAAGGCCAAAAACCTCGCTGACGTATTCAGTAAGAGCGTCGGCAAGTCTATCGAAAAGGCTCTCAATTTCACGGATGAAGTGCTTGATGCAACGGCCACCATTATTGACAGCATAGGCGATGTCGGCAAGGGTATGGCCGAGGGTGTCGAGGGCGCGGTACAGGCTTCCGCGTCGGGCGCGACCGCAGCCGCCGCCACAGGAGCTACGGCCATGTCAACGATTGAAAAGGCCTCGGTCATTCTTACCGTTATTTCGGCCGCGTTGCAGATAGCCACAGCGATTGCCAACCTGTTTAACGATGATGAAGCCAAACAGGAGGAAATCGAGCGTCTGCAAGAGCGTATCGACCAACTCCAATGGGAATTTGACAACGCCGACGCTGTGCGCCTCCAAAACAACATGGGCAACGCCGTTCAGAAGCTCCGCGATATGTATAACGAAGCCGCCGACGCTGTCCTCCGTCTGCACGGCATAACCGCGCAGTCCTCATACTGGGCACAGTGGATTGGCCGCGCTATCTATCAAGCCGAGATATACGACCAAACTATCCTCAAGATAGCCGACCATTATGCTAACGCCGCTTACACAGCCGACAAGGCTCTCGGCGGCAAACGCTATGACGACGCCCGTAAACAGCTCGAAAACCTTGCTGAGCAGCAAATCCTTATTCAGCAGCAAATCAACCAAGAGAGCAGCAAAAAGCACAGCGACAGCGGCAAGATACAGGACTATAAGAATAAGATTGCCGAGATAGGCGAGGAAATGGCCACCATCATAAACGACATGGTGGAGGAGATTATCGGCGGCTCTGCGGCTGATATATCCGACCAACTCGGCACGGCCTTTACGGATGCCTGTAAACAGGGCGAGGACGCAATGGAAGCCTACCGAACCAAGGTCAACGAGATTGTCGGCGACATCATACGCCGCATGATGATACAGAAGTATCTCGAACCTCAAATCGGGGCTATCTTCGACAAATATAAGGCCAAGTGGTTCCCCAACGGCAACGGCGAGGGGGCTATTGACCGCATATTGGAATCGGTCGGGGCGTTTTCCTCCGAGCTTAACGCGGCGGGACAGGAATTTGCCACGATGTGGGACGCGCTGTCGTCGGGTATGAAAGACTATTTTACCCCCGACGAGGAAACCCGCGAAGCCGCCCAAAAGGGCATAGCCACGGCCTCACAGGAGAGCGTGGACGAGCTGAACGGACGCGCCACCGCTATACAGGGTCATACCTATATCATCAGCGAAAACAGCAAGATATTGGTAACGACCACAGGCCAAATCCTCCGTTCCGTGATGAACATCGAAGCGGAAACAACAGGCCTCGCCGCCCGTATGCAGGGCGTGGAGCGTGAAATGCGCACCGTCCGTTCAACGGTTGACGACATAGCCACCAAGGGCATTAAAATTCATTATTGATATGGAACAGGTCAAAGACATCATCAAGCAGATCCACGCTCAGTGGAAACAGGCCAAGGCGCACCTCGCGGAACGGTGTGCCCTCGGCGGTAATAAAGATATGGCCGACAAGCTTGCAGCCTGTGATATGTTCACGGGGGAGGAAAGCCTTACCGACCTCGCCAAGCTGTTCACGTCAGCGCAGGGCATAGAATTTTGCCTCGCGGCCAAGTTTCCCACACTCTCCACGCTGCGCCTCTTTAAGAGGTTCGGGGTCGAGCGTTATGGGGTCTATATTGACGCGGGGGACATAACCCTCGACAACCCCCGCAGAGCAGTTTTAATAGGCCGTACAACGGCGCGGGTCAATTATACGGATAAATCCGCGCTGCACAATCTGACGCTGTTACGCGGCGCGTCTGCCGTTGTAAACGCTTCGGGCTGGGCTGTTGTCGGCCTCACGTCCGAGCGCGGCTGTAAACTGATTAAGAACGTAACGGGCAACGCGGTAATCTTATGCTAACAGGTCGGCTCTACATAGACGGCAATGACGTGTACGCTCAATACGGCGTGTACGTCGTGAAAGACGGGTGGAACGAGGTAATCGCTTATCCCCCGTTGAAAGCCGTCACGTCCAACGATTGGCAGGAAATGGACGGTGTGGAGGCTGATTTGTCGAACCCTGTGTTGAACACCCGCGAGGTTCAGCTGAAAATCGCGTATGACGGCCTGTACGGGCGTTTCTTTACGTTGATAGAGCTTTTATCCGACGGGGCTTACCACACGTTTGAGGCCGTGTCTATCGGGCGCACGTTCCGCTTGCGTCTTTCCTCTGTGCCGAACCTCAAAGAAGCACAGAACCTCGGCACGGTAACGCTGAAACTGGCCGACGATTTCCCGCTCCGCAATTACACATATCGCGCCCCGCAGACAAGCATAGCCCCGTATGAGGACTATACCTTTGACGGGGTCCCGTTCACAAACTACGGGGCGCGTGTGCTGAAAGGAACGCTCGCCGAGATTATCAAGCCCGCCGCCGTGAAACCTAACTTACTCCGCAACATCGCCTCCCTGTCGGGGGCTATGTATGACGGGGCGAATGTCTTTTATAAGGCCAAGGACGTAAAGGTGTATTTCCTTATGCGGGCAACGAGCCTCACTCAGCTGTGGCGCAACTATGACGCGCTCCTGTATGATCTCATTCGCCCCGACGAGCGCAACCTGTATGTCGAAAGCCTCGGTCAGACGTTCCCCTGCTATTACAAGAGTTGCCAAGTAACAAAGTTCTATCCCACGGGGAAGATATGGCTCCAATTCACACTGACATTCACGTTTACCCGCGACTTCCGCATAGGGGATAATGATATTGTCCTCGCGGCTGAAAACGGCGTGATCATCTTTACCGAGGATAACCTGTATGCGATAGATATGAAACCCGCCCGCCTCGACCGCGCCACCGTCCGCTTCGTCAACAATAGGCAGACGCTCCGACTGACAGGCAACGGCTCTTTCCGATTTAATAACAAATAACCCCCACGCACGATGAAGAAAATTAAAGTATCAGAGCTACCCCCCTGTACGGTGCTGAAAGGTCTTTATACCCTCGGCACCGATGCCAATAACAATTCTGTGAAAGTGTCGTTGGAGTTCGTCGAGGATAAGGCAAACGCCGCACAAGCCGCCGCGACAGCCGCCAACACAGCCGCGACGAATGCAACGACCGCAAAGAACGCTGCAAACACAGCCGCACAGACCGCAACGACGGCGGCTAACAATGCGAACACGGCGACGAGCAATGCAAATACTGCAAGGGACGCGGCCAACACCGCTGCGAGTGCGGCAAATACAGCAGCCGCCACAGCTAACAAAGCGGCCACCGATGCGACTGCGGCGATACAGGCCGTAGCAAACGCCGCAAAACAGACGGTCGATGCAGCTGCCGCAGCCGCCGCTAAAACAGCGTCAGACGCAGCCAAAATAGCCACAGACGCAGCCACCGACGCTCGCACAGCCGAAGCCGCTGCAACAGAGGCCGCTGCGGACGCTGACGCTGCTGCTACAGCTGCCACACAGGCCACCGAACAGCTCATGTATAAACTCGGCACGCTCATACCCACAGGGCTGTCCGTAGAGCCTGTTCCGCGCCTCACGATAGGTAACACACAGCCCGTATATATCTGCGCCCAATTACAGCCCACACAGGCCGCGAAAAACCTTATTTTCATAAGCGACAATCGCGCTGCAACGGTAACACAGGACGGCAGAATAACGGTTATCGGCGAGGGACGCTCAACAATCCAAATCATCCCGACGCTGAACACGTCGTTGGCAAAGGTTATACAGGTCGAAGTGGGACAGCCCACACTACGCCTCGTCAATACCCGCACCCGTTTACGCCTAACAGCGGCGGGCGCACTAAGATTAAATTAACATTAACCCCAAGCCCTAAAAATTATGGCATTAACAACAGCACAGGAACAAGTCCTCGTTCAGATTATCGAGGCGTTTCAGAACGGCAAGCGGCTCTCCGACTTGCCCGATGTCAAGGGTACGAACCCTTACAATCTTCTCGTCGAAGTGCTTGACGAGGACGGCGAAAGCAAAAAGGCCGCTATCGCCGCGCTTCTTCCCTATGCGGAGGAAAGTTGCAGCTACGGTGTGTCGCACGTTGACAGCGTATCTACGCCCGCCTGTACCCGCGTGGGCGCGGCTGACCTCCACCGCACCCTGCCCGTACACTCGCGCATGAAAGGCTGCTTGCTCGACGACGACGGCAACGTGGTAGAATACCTCTCGCCCAAGGATTGGACGGGACAGACCCGCGACGGCTCACGCGGACAGGTTATGGTGGAAATACCGCTCCACTATCGCAAATTTACCTACGAGGGTGGCACAACGACCTGCCGCATTTCAGAGCTGCCCCTGCCTGGCTACCACGCTGTCCCGAAAATGTATGTTTCGGCCTATCAAGCCACCGTGCAGCGCAGCGCGTCGAAGCTCGCCTCGGTCGTGAACACAGGCGTGGACTATCGCGGCGGCGGCAACAACGCGGCGTGGGACGGCACATATCGCTCTATGCTCGGTATGCCCGCAACCTCTATCAGCCGCACGACTTTCCGCAACTACGCCCGCAACCGCAAGACAGGCTCGACGCAGTGGAACTGTATGACCTACGAGGCACAGAAAGCCCTCTATTGGCTATTCGTTATCGAATATGCCACGCTGAACACACAGGCCGCATTCAACGCTGAACTCACGACAGAGGGCTATCGACAGGGTGGCCTCGGCGCAGGCGTTACCGACATCAACAGCGGCAAGTGGAACACCCTCAACGGTTACAACCCGTTTATCCCCTGTGGCTTCACGGACAGCCTCGGCAACGGCACAGGCGTTATGGCTTTCACTATGCCCGAGGAATACGACCCCGACGCAACATCGCCTGTAACAACCAACGTCCCCCGCTATCGCGGCATAGAGAACCCGTTTGGCCATATATGGCAGTGGACCGACGGCATTAACGTCCGTATCAGCCCCACAACCGTGAATGGCGGCGACGGGCTGTCAAAGGTGTTCGTCTGCAAAGACCCGTCGAAATTCAAGGACAACGGCTATGACGGTTACAGCCACGTCGGAAATGAAGCCCGCACGGATGGCTATGTCAAGGAAATCATCGGGGGCGAGTTCGGCGAGATTATGCCCTCGGCTGTCGGCGGCGGTTCTACGACATACTTCTGCGACTATCAT